TAGAGATCTTTTTGGATCTGGACCTTGGAACTCAACCTTACCATTGAAGAAGTTGTAGATTTCTCCACGGAACAAATCCAATGTAAAGTTATTCTTGTTGTATACTCTTTTGAAAGAGTTATCCAACTGTTTCCAAAGACCCACAGACAATCTAACATCATCTGGACCATCTTGACGTACTCTACCTCCATGTCCCCACATTAAGTAAGTCTCAATGTCAGAAGCAATTTTAGAAAGGTGAGCAGCTTCCATTGTAGTTAAGAATGTTCTAGAAAGATCACCATTATCAAATGCTCTTTTAACTTTATCCTTACCAAGTTTCTTAATCATATCATCTAAAGATGTGATTGAAGGATCCATAGTTTTGTCAAAAGTTCTCCAGATCTCAGTTACAGGAACTGTACCATCTGCATTCATTCCACCTTTGATCATCAAGTCTGCACGTGATGAGATAGAATAATGTACGTGAGCTTCAGCACCTCCTACAAAGTTGTAGAATTCACGGAAACCAGCATTAGTGATGATGTCAGAAAATCTTTCACCATACTCACCTCTTGCAGAACCTTTACGGAAAACTTTTGTACCATTAGACAAATACTTATTTTCAAGATATTTGTAATTGTCATTGTTTACAAGTTGCACAGTATAAATAAATCCATCACCAATTGGTAAAATGTCTTCATTTGTAATGTACATCTCAACACCATTGTACTTGTCATAAGTAATAATGTCACCATGACCAAATTCTCTTTTGCTGATTTTAATACGGAAAGTATTACCATCTACACCTTTAAATTCATTGTCTGGTTCAATGTCTTCAACAATGTAAGGAAGATCTACAGATACAGGAGTCTGCCATCTGTACTCTCCACGAGCATTGTCAACCATGATTACATTTTTACCACCAAAACTTGACATTTGGTAAAGCGGCATTTCAACTTTTTGAGCCATAGCCCAAAGGTCTACTGGACCTAAATCCATAGGTTCAGCATCTTTAAGCATGTTCACCAAGTGGTAAGAATCCACATGGGAACTTGCATTGTAAGCGGTATCTCTGAGGAATATACCATTGTTTAAAACTGGAGTTGCCATTTTATATATTAATTTAAATTGTTACTATTTAAAATCTCTTGAACATATTTGCTCTTGAGATAGTTTTTTGTTGTGAAGATCTAGATGCTGATCTTCTTGTTTCTTCAGGCTCTTCATAGCTTGAAGAACCAGTTTTTCTAGATTCTTCTGTTTTTAATTTTCTTACTGTATCTTCTACAGCTTTTTTAGATCCTTGATCTTTTACTCTATTTTTATAACCATCTGGATCAGCAAGTAACCAAAGTGCTTCTGCAATAAGATCGTGTCTTGGTTGCACAAATTGATACTTTTCTAGAAGGTGACCTAATAGATTTGTAGGTTTTCCAGAGATTGAAGGATAATTTGGTTGAACTAATCCTGAGTATAAAAGACTTTGTGTTTTTTTATCTAGTTTAATTCCACCAAGTTCACCAACAGCAAGAGTATTATATACATTATCTGTATATGCTTTTGCTTGTTGTTGTTGCTGTTCTTTTCTTTCTTCCTGTTCTGCTAATTGTCTTGCAACAATCTCTTCTTGCATTCTATCCAACTTAGGTTTAAATTGATTAGCTTTTTGTTCTAATTTACCTATATCAGTCCAATCTTGGATTTCAGCTTCAATTTCTTCAGGAGTTCCAAACTGTGTAGCATATAAATATTGTCTTGCAATTTCTGCTTGATCATATTCATCAGATGGATCAAGTTGTCTCATTTCTTCTACGTGAGCCAAGGTTCTAAATAAACCTTTAAGATCTTGTCCACCATCAGCTACATATTTAGCAGCAACTTGAAGTTCTTCAGGAAGAGAATTAAAAAACTCTCTTGGAGTATTTTGTCTTATCTCATTCTCTCTTTCTTGAAAGTTTGCTTCAAACAACTCTCTAAAATCTTTGGTAGTATATTCTTCTAATGGTTTGTCATCATCAAAAGGAATAAGTGTACCTTCTTCAATCATTTTAGTAGCTAGTTCAGCAAGACCAGACTTATCCACTTTAGGTCTACCTTTATTACCTGCATCTTCTTCTTGAGAAATAAGATCATTTAATTCAGCAATAGTTTCTTCAACCTCTTTTTTCTTTTCTGCATCTTCAATTTTATCATCAGAAGCAGATTTGTCAAGGAACGTAAAATCTGTTTGTTCTTTTGTAAATAAAGTTTTCTTTTCTTGTTTATCAGAATCAGAAGGTAACATTACACTTTCTGCTCCTGGCATTCCAAATAAATCATCAATATTTACATCTACTTGGTCTACCGTTGTAGACTCTTGTACCTGTTCATCAGGTTTTTTGTTGGTTTCTTCCATTTGTTGGTTTTTTAATGGTTATACTTTAATATACAAAATAAACTTGAAAGATTTAAAATTATACATCAACTTTTTTGCATTATATAGCTAAGGTTATTTTTTATCTTTATTTGATTTTACATCAAACTTATTTTTATTCTCTCTTGCTATCTGTAATTGCTTATCAGCTATTTCTTTTTGTGCTTGTATTTTTTCTCTTTCAATACTCATTTTTTGGTTCTGTCTAGTATTTTCATTTACTTGTTTTTCTCTTTGTAAACTAGTCTGCTGTTCATATTGTTCACTTTGTCTAATATCTTTCATAGCATCTTGGAAATCAGACACTTCATTTTTATTAACATCAGACATAGATCCATAACCAGCAGCTTTAATTTCTGCAATAAGTATATCTTTCTGTCTATTCTTCTCAGCTTCCATAGCTTCATGATCTCTCTTAAGTTTTCCTTCTTCAGCTTGTGCTTGTAACTGTTGTTCTTGCATTTGCTGTTGTTGTTGCATTTCTTGTTGTTTCTGAGCTTGTACTTTAGATTCAGAATCTCTAAGAACATTATTAAGTTGACCAATACTATCTGATTGTATTATTCTTCCTAAATCATATACACTTGCTCCAGAAGTATTATTAGTCATTGCTAATTGTTTTAACTGTTCTAGAACAGATCTATGATTTGCTGTAGTAGATGCAAATATGTTCAAATCTCTTAGTAAGAGATCTGTACCATTTATTTGGAAATTTACTTTTTCATCATTACTAGTAATATATGTTAATCTAGTAGATGGTTTTGTTGAATGATAGTACTGAGCTAAATCAGTTCTCATCTGATGTACTCTTGGCATTAAGTAATCACAGTGTTGTATAAAGAACATTTCTGTTTGTGCATAAGAAGCTGCAGCTGCTTGTTCAACTCCAGTTGCAGTCATCTGTGACAATTGTTGACCCATTCTTTGAGGATTAACACCAATTACTTCATATGCTTGTTGTTTAAAATGATTAGCAAGCTGTATCCTTGACATTAATCTTTCTGTCTGAGATAGATCTAGTTTTTGGAAATGTTGAAAGTTTAATGCATTTTCTGTATTTGTAATAGAAGTATCCAATGGTAACATCTGGAAGTTCTTCATTGCTACATATGCTTTAGCCAAATTATTTTTACCCCAATCTTCTCCTAATGAATGTCTTGGTAAAGTATTCTGATCAAGCATGATAATAGTACCTAATTCATCTACTAGTATATCTGCAATTTGATTATTAACTATATTATATCCAATCTGGTATGGTTTCATTAAATCAATTAATGCAGTAGACTTTGTATTTCTATCTGAAAATACAGATCCTTCTACCGGAAGCTTACAACCATATAAAGTACTATCACCTTTAAATTGAAACTTAAGAGGACCTATATGGTTTTTATCTACACCAATATATATTGGTGAAAAACCTCCTGGATTGTTCATACCCCAAAAAGAAGGAATATTAGGACCAATCTTAATACCACCCCAAACTTCATTAATCCAAATCCAATCTATGTGCTCACCAAATACAATATTATCTTTTGTTTTATTTTTAAATAATCTTGTATCATAAATAGCTTTATCAATTATTTTATAATCTTCTGTTACTATTTCTGTAGTTACTTCTCCATTTTCAGCTACTTTAGTAAGGTGCCCAACTTTTTTCTGTGACTTCCAGTATCCTGTTGTTACTCTTAAAAGATATGCTGTACCTTGATCAAAATAATCTTCACTCTCAGATAGTATCTGATTTATAATATCTCCACCATCCATAACAGATCCTGCTACTGCAGTAGTATATTGTCTGTAAGCTAATGATGGCATATTAGTATTCCAATCATGAGATTTAGTGCCATCATAATAACTACCATCATTTTGGTAACCACCTACAATATATCCTCCAGATCTAATAGGATACACAGCTTCTAAAGCTTCTAACTGATCTTCAGTCATTATGTAACCATACTTATCTATAACATCAGCTACAGTAAGCATATCAATTTTACCAACCCAGTTACCTTCAGAGATATATCTATTATCAGGAGATTTATGATAAAATGTTACTACAGGATTCCAGAGTTCTACTAAATAGTCATCATCCATCATATGAAAATGCCAAAACTCTCTATCAGTAATGAGCATATCACGGAATCCTCTTTCTTCAAGTTCATCCATCTTAAATCTTTCAACATCTACTTTATGTTGATGTGTTGCCCATTCTTCAATCATAGATCTGTAATCTTTCTTAAAGAATTGTTCTATTTCAGGAAGAGTTTTTAGTTTCTCTGGATTAAGTTGTTCTTGTGCTTCTGGTGAAGCTAAATCTAAACCTTGTTCTAGTAAAGCTGCAGTAAGTTTTACTTGAGCATCTGCCATTAAGGTTTCTTCTACCATTTTCTGTTTCTGTTCAAGCATCTCATTATATGAAAACTCATCTACAGCACGGTATGTAAGTTTAGTAGATCTCTTAGCAAATTCAGCTACTAAAACATTAATTACATTTGGAATAATAGGATAGAACTTTAGTTCAAGAGCTGAAGCATCTTCCTTAGTTAATATTTCTACAATATCTCTATACTCATTATCTTCTTCAACAATATAATCTGTTTTATCTATAATACCTTTTGCAAGCTTATAGTTTTTCATTAATCTACGAGCATTTCTCCGGATTTGTTTTAGACCATTCCATTCTAACCAATCTAAATTCCAAGCTGCCCACTCTTCATTTTTATCAGTTTTAGGTATAAACTGCAAAGGTTGTATAATACTACCCATACGGTTCTGTTCTACCTTTGCTCCTTTTTTTATTTGTAACGCATTATATACTTGCATAACTTTTATTTAAAATTCTTAAAAGGAGATCTTTTAACTCCTTGCATTCCTTTATAATAAGATTTACCCATATGCCGGAACGGACTATTATTTAATTTAAACAAATTTTCTGACTTTTGCAAGTTTTTAGCTGCATCATCCATTATTGTTCTTTTAGAATATCCTCTATTTGATTGTTGTATTTTCATAAATGCAACTAATGCACAAAATGAAACTAGTCTATCCACGTTTACTCCATCAGCATATTCTCTCATTTCTTTTAACAACATGGGATCTGGTATACGTTCAATACCATATTTAGTTCTTACAATAGTACCATCTGTCTTTGTTTCAATATCTAATTCTTCTTTAGTATACTCTATGGCATAACTAAGAAGATGTGCTTTAAATAATGTACCTGTATTTTTCCAACCATATTCCTGAAATACATTTGCATTAGCACCTAAATCTTTTAAGAAAAGTATTTGACTTTTAGGTACTAAATATTTTTGTTTTTTTCTAGAAATCATATACTGTATAAATAGAGATATGTTATTTTCTATTACTGTCCATGCATTGTACCATTCAATTATTAATTCTAATTTTTGATGAGTTTTATTAATATCATCAAATCTACCACACCATGCAGCTACAATCTTATCTTGCTCTATATAGGTTTCTGTTTCTGTACCTGAAACTTTAGTTACTTCAACAGGAGCTTTCATTACATATATTGAACATAATGATTCTGAGGTAGTTGTCTTACCTTCAGACACAGGGTCAATAGATGCATAATACTGACCAAAAGTAGGATCTTTAATTGGTCTTTCCCATACAACAAGTACTCCTGTTTTATCTTCTGTTTTTTTAGAAATAGGAAATTCCATAATAGGTCTTTTATTAGTTTCTTTAACTATTGGTTTTCCATTTTCATCTGTCATAATATCTAAGAATTCATATGCATATTCTTTATCTAAAATCCTTCTTTCTTGTGCGGCTACAAGATGTGTAGGAAATACAGATACAGATCTATGATCAAAAGCTTCTTTAATATTTCTTGGGTGCTGAGATATCCTTAACTGATAATCTTCAGGACTTAGTTCTTTTTTCCACTGTTCAAATTGTTTCTCTAATGCCTCTAATGCTTCTTCTACAAGTGAATTACCATAGGAATCTATATAAGGAGGCATAGACCATTGTTCAGGAATAAATAAACCTGAGATACCTACAGTACCTTTTTCATCTATAAGATTTGTTTCTACAGCATATACATCCTTTGATAAAGGATTAAGAATCATATCTCTTAATGGATTACATTGTGATAAATCACCCACAGATCCTGCAGCTATAAACATACCTGTAGTTATTAAACCAGATCTCATTGCTGGTCTCATATACTCATATGTCTGATCCATCTTAGGAGCAATCCCAGCCTCTTCATGAAAAAAGTATTTTACCGGACCCCCTACACCATTTGTTGGATCTTTCTCAAATGACATACCTTGAATAGTACCTTTGAGACCAACTTCTGTTTTTCTATCTCCTTTTCTTACTTCAATCTTTTGTTGCCACATCATTACTTTTTGTGGATTCATTGGACGGTACCATGCAGTATGTTCATTTAAGAATGCTGCATATTCATCTAAAAATTTCCAAGAACCTTTTTCATTAATATAATCTTTAAGACTAGCTCCTATTTTTAGAGTAACACCTGGTTCAAACCATTGTTGATTTATAAGTTTACCCATATGGTAATAAGACGAAGCAATCTGACGTTTCTTTAAAATAGCAGAATGTTTATAATTTAACTCAGCTAGTAACTCATAGAGTGCTAAATGATATTGAGCATCTCTGATTTTAGCAAAGTCAAACTTCTGTTGTTCTTTATCAAAGATTGGTAAGAAGTTTAACCACATGTAATATTCTCTTGCAAGGAACCAAGTATTGTCATTATCTTTTACAATAATACCTTTTCTACACTTGGCTTTTTGGTCATCCCAATAATTTATAAAGTCTCTTGATTTGTACGGAGCTGTACAGTATACTCCATCTTTTTTAAACTTTGTTGATTCTGATATAAATACTTGGTTTGTAAGTTCATTAAAGTAATACTTACCGGGCTCTTTGAATACTCCAAAAATAAAGTTACTGAACTGTTCTCTGGATTCAAAACTTGTAGTTGTCCATTCTCCGTTTTCATAGGTTGGTATATCTTGATAAATTTCACTCATAATTATTGGTCATATGCTGTACCTATTCCACCCCTTACTCTAGAAGACTGTTCTTCTTGAAGATCTTTATAAGCTCCTTTAAAAGACTGTCTAATTGCTTCATAGTTTTTAGCTGCAGCAATAAGAGAATTTATATTACCATCTCTACCAGCAGTTATTGTTGTAATTTCCATATATCTTGCTAATCTATCTAACATAGATGCTATACCTTTATATGCTCTTGATGTTGGAGTTTCATACATTTTTTCACAAAACTTAAGAGCTATAAAAATTGTTTCATCTTCAGTAGAAAATTCAGCACCAATTTGTTGCAGTACTAAAGATTCTTTATCTACATCTGGAGTAAAGAAAAATGGATTAAGATCCGGATTAGGACAAGACATATAGAACAAATATAGATAGATCTTAAGATAATCATCTGGATATTCATCCATAACATCTTTAAGTGCTTTTAATGTATAGCAATGTTCTGTAGGAATTACTACTCCATTTTGAACATCAAATAATTTAGTTAAAATCATTTCTTTTTAATTTTGTCTCTATTATCACTAAGATAGTGAATTATTGCAAGTACTTCATCTACTAAATAAGGTACTAAAATTGGTATAACTTCTTTTACAATAGGTTCTCCATTCTCATCTAACTTACTTATTGGATACCCCCAGTTGTCTTCTTTTTCAACTTCAAATGTAATGTGATGTATAAATATTCTTCCAGGTTTTAATTTAGGATTATGTTTTAATATAATATACATATAAATACTCAGCTGTAATGCATAATGATAAAAATTACAATCATCTAAACTATCTACAGGCGGTGACATTTTTTCAGATTTACCATCCCAATCTACATAAGATTCTTTTTTAATTTCTTTATTAGTTTTGTAGTCAATGATATTTACTTTACCATTGACTACTTCAACTAAGTCTGATTGTCCACAAATACCTGCAGATCTTAAGTAGACCATATGTTCTGGATACACGCCTGGTTCTAATTTTTGTAAAGGAGATTTTTTAACTCCTTCTCTAATTTCAGAAGGTTTAAATACAGGAACTGTAACACCTTCTCTTTCTATTGAAGCTAAAGAACATAAATCTGTTTCTCTTTGATTATGATACCATGTACCAAGAGTAGTAGATCTATTAGATTCATTATTCCAAATTTGTTGAATAATAGTAGGATCCACACCAGACCATTTAGATTTTTTACTCTTACTTACTTTTTCAGCAACTTTTTTTGCATCAAAAGGTTTTTTAAAATGGGAAACAAGTGTGGTTACACTTATCCAATCAATGTTACTATCATCAAGACTTTTGTAACTATGATCATTTGCATTAAATACTATCATTTCTTAAGTTGTTCTATAGCAAGTATTGCTATGTTAAAATTTTCTATGTCCTCTGATCTTAACATACTGATCAGATTTTTTGCAGTATCAGAATCTATTTTATTTTTTTCCTCCATCCATTCTACAAACCCAACTGAGTTGTTTACTGCAAATGCATGTGAGATCATTTCTGCACCATTAATTCCGGTGTATAAATGAATCTGTCTTCCTTGAGCAGCCATCCCGTCTGTCATAAAAGATTCTAGTTCCGACCAATTCATGCATTATCAATTATAGATTCAGCTAATGTTCTTGATGATTCATCTTCAGACATCAACATCTTTCTGATATTAGTTACTTCTTCCTGAGTAAACTTACCCTCTATAGAAAGTATCTTCAGTCTTAGAAACTTGTTCTCTGTTTCCAGTTTAGTAATTCTATCTTCTATAACTTTTAAAGGACTTAACCATGGATCTTCTAGAACTGTGTTCATTCTACTAAATATTCCATCTGATGTGGTAGTCATAGTTTGTCCAGGAATAGTATTAATTACTTTAGTAGGGTCATTAACTAACATTAATCTTTAAGGTTATCTAATTCATCTTCTTCATCTTCAGTAGCAATTGCTTCCCATTTACCTAATGGACACTCTGATGATAAAGATCTAGTTTTGAAATTTAGTGAACAACCACATTCATTACAACATGGTGCTGTACCTTTTACAGCACACTTCTTTCCTTTATGTTCACATTCATCACAGATAGAGTATCTTAGTCTTGCTATCTCTTCTACAGTCTCATCTCTGATAACACTATTAGTTATCCCTTCCAGAATCTGTTTCCGGTTTTGCCAAATTATTTTTAGTGTATTTTTCATCTTGAAATTGTTTTTTTCTATCTTCTTCTAAAACAAGTTTTTTTTCTATTTCTATCAACTGATCTAGTTTTTTTTCTAGTAAAGCTTTTTTATGATAGGCTCTAAATGTTTCAGTAGAATGGTTATCTATTAAATCTTTATAGTGTGGTATTGCTTTTTTTACTTTTGCTTGTTTTATTACAAAATGACCCAGTCCTTCTACATTTATTCTAGGTTCTTTTAAATCACTTAACGAAGATCTTATTTTTTTATAATAAAATTCAACTATTTGTTCAACCAATAAAATATCCTGATTTAATTCTTCAGATACTTGTTTATAAATAGTACTATGCTTCTTCGGTATCATTCTGACCTAGAAATTTATAATCTAATAATATAGTACCGTTAGTCTGAATTTTTAAATCAGGATTCAGCATTATAATTTTTTTATTAGTAGAATCTTTTACTACTAATTTATTTTTCTCAGCTTTATTTATACAGTTTCTTACAGTTTGAGGAGACTTAAATATCCAGTCTTCTTCTGAAGAAGCATCATAACAAAAATTTGTTAGTTCTATTGGTGAATTAAAACTAAGTAAAGTCAAGCAATCCAAATCAGAATCACTCACTGAAATATTGTTTATATAACAGTGAGTAAGTATCTGAAATTTTACAATATGCCATTTAGGCATTTTTACACGTTTCTGAACTTGATTGACTAAAGCCATGACTATTGCTTTCTTAGTTTTCTTTCTTTAGGTTGCTGTTCTTCTTCCTCTTCCATTTCAGATTCATCTTGAGGTGGTCCTTGTAACAACATTGCATATTGAATTTGATACTGGGTCTTTTTATACCTCTGCTCATTTATTTCAGCAAGTAATGTTTCATGTTTTAATTGAGCTTCTAGATACTCAATAGAATCTAAGTAAAATTCTAACATTTGTTTTTTTCTTTCAGCTAACTGTTCTACAGTTAATTCTTCTTCAGGATGTTGGTTTTCCATAATATATTAATTAAAGTTTACACAAATATATTAAAAAAGTTTAAACTAGATATATTTAAATAAAAAATCCAGGTATACAAAGTACCTGGATTTCTATAGTTTAGATATTATTATTTTTAATTTCTCATTCTACTTGCTATAGACTGACGATTTTTTTTACCACATCCTGCAGCACCTCTTCTCCACCTTCTTTTTGGTCTACCTTGAGCATCTGTAAATGTTTCGTAACATTCAGAATCATCCGTTCCAGAACTACCCATTGACATACCTAGTGCAGCTTTTTTTAATGCTTTTGGTTTTACACTACCATAAGACATTTTTTTAGTTGTACCACCTGTAGACATTTTTTTTATAGCTGGTTTTTTCATTACTGTTTTTTTAGTTGTTTTCATGGTTATCTATTTTTTAAAGTAAAGTTTAAAATAGTAATAAGATAAAACTCTCTAGATAAATCTAGTTCAAGAGTAAAAACATCTACACTAGATAATCTAAGTCTTATCATTATTTTATCCCATTGTTTTTGAGAGTTTTTCCAGTTATTTCTAAATTTCATGATCCTATCTCAAAATGCATCCAGTCATAATTCTTTTCTCTACCTAAGCTTATAAACCCATGTTTGTAGAATATATCTATCATAGCTTTATATTCAGGTCTTGCAAATCTAGCAGTCTTGCTTGTTTCTTTTAAAGTGTTTCTAGCAGGATCTAAATCAATAGCAATTCCCCAAGAATGTTTACTCCATGCAGATCCTCCTCTCATCTTTCTGAAATTAAAACAACCACCAAATAGATCAATCCCTAGTTCTTTAATTCTAGGTAAACCATAAGTAGTAAGTAATTCTTTAAATACAGCTTCAAAATTAGGAGCAACCAACTTGTGACATCTCATCCTGGTAACTGTCTCATCAGTATCCCAAGCCAATCTCATTGGATAGGGTAGTGTTAAAGTAACTAAGTAACCAGCACCAGTTTCATTTGGTGTACCATATTTTTTAGTAGTTTGTGCAGTAGTCAACATGTTACTCAGATTTTTTATTAAACTTTCTTACAAAGATTTTAGAAATAAAGTTTCCTACTTTTTTTAAGAATCCATTCTCTGCATCTACAGTAACTTTAGTACCTTCAGTATCTTTAGTTACATTGATATCTAGTTTCTTACTGTCATAAACAAACTCTTTTTTATTCTCATCTTTATTAAGAGTTGTTTTAACTTTTGGGGTTTCTACTTCTACATTTACTTTTTTACCCTCTTTTTTTGCTTTGATGCTTACTTTCTTAGTCTTAGCATTTACTTCAAAGTCTTCAATTTTCTTAGTTTTCTTTGTCATCTTTTTTTGTTTTAGTATCTTCTACTGTTAATTGTGATAATGTAGCAGCAGTAGTTGCTACTGTAGCTACATAGGTTGCTGTTGTTATTACTACAGCTGGTAATGTTACTGGTGCTGCAATTATAGCTCCTGCTACAGCACCTGTAATGATGGCCCACCTTTGTACTCTTTTCCAAAACTTAGGTGTTTTACCATTCCATCTTTCTTTAAGATTCTTCTCCATGGTTATCTATTTTAGGTTCATCTTTTACATGTTTTGCCAATGCTTTTAATATTGGCAAATGTTCAGTCCAACCTAATCTTTTAAAATTCTCTAGGTTAGACAATATCAAATTTAATAAAACATAATTATAAAACATACCATGAAACCATTCATATATGTTAAAAGTATATCCTAACATATCTAATCCAGTAATATTATTAGCTAAAGTATTAGATACACCTATCATTATCATATATACTAAAAGCTTTAACCAACCTTTACCAAAGAGTTCAGAATCAAATTTTTTACCTTCTTTTCTAGAAGCTTTTAGTCCGGTATAAAATTCTAGTAAAAATAAAACTAATATAGAGATACCTATAATAGCTTTGATACCAAATACTAGGTCAAAGTAATAACCAAATGTTGCAGCACAACTACTGATAGTTATTAAAGGTAAAGTAAGTTTAAGGTGGAAAGCACTGTTTAAAAAATGTGATAGATCTTCATATCCGGCAGTCATTACTAATTTAGTACACAGTGTCTTCATTTCTTTTTATTTATAAATATAATATACTAAAAATAAATGAAACTACAACAGCTTACTATGTATTTTTACTTACTCGGTTGGTAGAAATGGTTGAGTTATTACTTCAAATTCACTTGGCTCTCCTAAAACTACTCTCAAACTTTCGTCAAAAGTAATATACCAAAATATAGGATTATCTAAATTTGCCGTATTGTAGTCAACCCAGTTTTGAGTAACGTCATCAGGTGAAACAGGAATACCATAGTAAGCATCTACTTGCTCCCTTGCATTAATAGCATCCTGTTCGTTCGTGTATTTGTAGCCTGTTACTTCCATTAGTAAATAGTGTAGAATGTATTAATATTTGATTCAATGCCTGTTCTATTGGTTGATTGGTCTGAATTATACAAAATAGTTTCTTGCAAGTTACAATTTGAGAAATTACCTGAAGCACCACCAATAGCATCAACTATTGTTGAATAAACTATAACATTTGAACTTGACGCTATTGAATTGCCATTTTTGAACATTGCCATTGTACCTGCTGAATTTTGACCCGTCAATAATAATTGATTTGTTGTTGTGTCAGTTGATGAACTTGCTAAATAAGAATTTGTTTTACCTAAAAAA